ATATAGGGGTCTGAACAAATAGACTCCATATTTTAATAAAAAAATATAAGTTTTTTTGATTGAATGTGGATATTTAGTTAATTGTTATTTTGAGGTTTTTGGGTCTCTCTTTGTTTTCTCTTATCTAATAACTCCTTAACTCTATCTCTTTTTCTTTCTTCTTGTTGTTCTTCAAATCCTAAGAAGGAACTGAGGATTCTGTGTCTATTTCAAGAAGTTCATTATTAAATTTACAGTTCTCAAATACAACACCGTCTTTACCTAGTCTTGATTTTGTGATCGCTATTGTTGCTAAGTTCATTTCTTTTTGTTGTAATGTTTTAGCAACAGTTATAATAACGTGACCGACTTGAGCTTTTTTGATTGATCCTCCCATTTGGTCTGTAGTAACAACTTCAGACGAAATTGAAGATCTATTACCTTGTGTTGCTGTCCATCCAGCTATATCCAACTCGTGACACATAGCTTCAAATGCTCTCATGATAGAACCTTCAGCTTTCCATTCATCTTTTGCAGATTGCTCGGGTAATACACAATCAATATAGTCTAAGACAATCATATCAATTTTGGTACCATCCGCTATAATCTTTCTCACTTGATTCTTAATTTGGTTCATAGTCATAGTATCTGAAGCCAACTTTTTAAGAATCAATTTATTTGACATAGTATCTTGGATTTCACGTACTTTAGACATAACACTATCTTTATGAAATGCTAAATTATCGGGTTCAATACCTGTCCAAATTGTAAAATGTTTTCGTTGTACAATCTTAGGATTATCTTCGAAAAATATTTGAAGAACATTATATCCCATATTAAAGGCTGTGTTCGCAATTTTGGTTAACACAGTTGTCTTACCTACACCTGTTGGTGCCAAAATAACCCCAATCTCTCCTTTGGCTAAACCACCTTTTAGTAGTTTGTCAATACCAGTGATCCCCATCGGAATCGGATGCCTATAATCTTCAACCAAGACCTCATCCAATTCACTGAACACATCAGACTGCCCCTTGTCAAGTATACCAACTTGAAGTGCGTCTCTAACTAAACCCTCAACTTTATCATAAGACTCAAAATCTCCTTCGTTAATAATCTTCTGAGCTTTCTCCATAGCTTTTTGAAGTTCTTGTTGTTTACAAAACTTCAAACCTTTTTCCTGAACAAAAGACACTCCCTCGAAAGGAGCTGTCTTTATTTGTTTCAAGGTGTCCAAAACAATTTTGGCCACGAGTTCCTGAGAAATTTCAGACTTAATTAATTGTTCTAACGTATCAAAAGAAGGAGTCGACTCATACTTTGAATAATATTCTTTTATAAGTTGAATAATAATCTTAAAGTACTTGTTATCGAAATAGGAACTTTCAAGAACATCCATTATGGATGATGAGAAAGTTTTGTCTTCTATGATTTGATTTATTAGTTGTAACTGAAATGTATTTCCTAAATAATCAAAATTCTTATTCATAATTAAAATGACCCCTTACATTATTTAATACTCACTTAGTGAGCTCATATTCAAGATATTCAAAAGTTAAATCCGAATCTGATAAAATGTCAGTCAAGGTTTTAAGGATCTCTTTTAGATATGGTCGTACGTCAACGGTATAACGAACTTTTGGTGGATATAATTTTCCGTTAAATTGTCTATGACAAATTGTCTGGTCTCCAATCTTAAGATAGATGTTGAAAACTTCAGGTCCTTCGGTAAAAGAGGTCTCCATAACACTCGGATCATGCATGATCGCTTCTTTGTTGTCAATCATGTAAATAACTGTTTTCATCTTCAAATCATAATGCAAAGTTTCAACAATCTCCTTCATGTAGTAGTATAACTCCATGGATGACTTAGCTTTCGGATTGAACCCCTTAACATTAAAAAATCTTTGTACAACGATGTTGTCGTTGAGAGTCATTAGAAACTCTAGTTTCACAAATTCTAGTTCTTTCATTTTTTAGTTTTTAATTTTTCGTTTTTCTTTTCTTGTCAATTTTAAAAATGGCCTTAAAAAATTTACCCAAGCCTCGTCGTTCTTTGGGAGGTACTTGAACAAACCGTCTTCAATCATCATTTTCATGAGATTTTTATATCCTCTGTCAGTAGGGTCTATTGTGTCCTGATGAAGTTGGTGTATTAATTCTTTCGCATCATCAGTTAGGAGTGGTTGTGAGAGGTCTACAATTTTCTTGTTTAGAATAAAGAACTCTTCACCAAGTATACCACTTTTAGTTTTACCTGTCAAAAAATTATTTAATGCTTTCCCCTTTTTTTCTTGCAAGATATTTGATGCATTATCCCTTATTTCTTCAATAGTGCATGATTTAGTCAGCATATCAGGGAATAGTTTTACTAAAGTTTTTTCACCCATAGACTCAATTCCATCTATGTTATCTGACTTATCTCCACAAATAATTTTATAAGTGAGAACATTTTGGTGCGGAATCTCAATTGACCCCATTTTTATTTTGTCACCATTTTTATAATACCTCCTATGGACTGGAGAGTAAATTGTGACAGTTTCGGATATCAACTGAGTAAGATCTTTATCCGCAGAGAATATAATGATTTTTTCGTCCTTAACGACCTTACAATAGAAAGAAATTAGATCGTCAGCTTCATTACCAACAGATTCAGCCTGTCTAACGAATATTTCCTCTAAATATTGTTTTACCCTTACTCTCTGTTCAAGATATGATTGATACTTGTAATCATTCATATCATTTTTTCTATTGGCCTTATATTGCGGGTATAAAGATTTTCTAAACGAAGAGTTTGATTCGGCATCCCAAAAAACTATAACTTTATCATGATCGTGTTCTTCCAAGAACTTTTTTAAAGTATTGACGAAGTGAAACACTCCACCAATATGGTTGTCTTCTACGAACAAGTCCTTAACACCATGAAACCCTATTTTGAAGAGATTATCTCCGTCGACAAGTAATGTTTTTGTCACAAAAATTAATTAGTGGTTACTCAATCTTCTTTTTCGTCTTTCAATTCGAAATCACCATCAGAACCAATAATATCTTTCCAATAGTCAGCATATTCTTTCTTGTATGCTTCGATAGATGCCTTTTCTTCTGCAGTATCTTTACCTGCTAAGAAACCATGAGGAGTTACAATAATTTTACCATCATCATATCCAAGACCATTAATGTGATTTTTAAGTACGGAAACTTTACTTCTAATAGCAAACTTAACAGTTCTTTTATCTTTAGTTGCCGTAATTTTAGTTGTACCAGCACCTTTCTGATTTCCAAATAAGAAAACTAAAGAAGAGTTTAACCAAATAGATTCCCCACCTTTTGCCTTAATCTTAGGTTGTCCAAATGGATTATCAGGTAGTTCTACCCATGGTTGATTAATGATAATTAGAGTATTTTCATACTTAGAGTCAGATCTTCTTGAACCAGATATCCTTTGGTTAATACCCATACCAATTTTATCTGATAGGGTCGCAGCATTATGTTGCTTACCACCTTTACCATCATAGGTCATTTTACTAGGTACAGAACCAACAGAATCCCAAATGAAACACAAACCATAATCTATTTCACCATTTTCTTGAGCATCCAAAAGACTGTTGATGTAATCAGTAATTTGTTCGATATATTCGAAGTTATTATTAAACAAGAAAAACCCGTCCCAATCCAGCTCACCTGTTTCTTTATCTACAACTTCATCACACTGAAAACCCATAAGTCTCGCATGATCGAAACTCCATTTCTGTTCTGTGATTATAAAAACAGGAAGAATTTCTTTTTTCTGAGCATCTACCGCAGCTTTAATTGCCGCAGTAGTCTTCCCTGTATCGGAGTGACCTAAGAACATATTCAAATGTCCTATAGCTGGTCCTGGAAGTCCAACCGCATCTAAGAAGTCTTGACCCAAATCAAGAAATCTCTGAGGTTTATATTTTGCTGAGGTAGAAAATTTTTTCTTAATACTACCGAATTCATTTTTTTTAATTGCCATTTGTTTTGTATTTTAATGCCAAAATTGGATATTCCAAGTCAGGGTATTCTTCATCCTCTTCATAAACTGTACCTAATTCATCAGGATGTAAAATGATGAATTTTCTCTCTGAATTAATAAACCCATTAAAAAGAGTATCTCCGTGTTTAACTTGTCTACCAGAAGAGAATTGCAAGTTTGGAGACATCTCCAAAATGTGGTCGGTTATAATTTGTTTAGACTTAAGTTGTTTGTCTATTTTATCTTGTTGTCTCATATCGGTTAATTAAAAAAGTAGGGGGTATAACCCCCCTACCTGTGTATATATTAGAATGGAAGATCTGGATCTGAGTCTTCATCAGCTTGTGGGTCAACTAAGCCACCACCAAGAGAAGTTGTAGATTCAACATCATTACCGTATACGTATCCACCCTTTTCTGAATCCCATCTTGGAGTTTCTCCACGAGC